TTCCCACAACAGTCACCAGGATTTACCCGTAAGGATATCAATGCTATTGAACACCTTAATATCTGGTTGGCATATCAACGTCACTGGTGTGAGCATAAGCCTTCAGTAACTATCTCAGTTAAGGATCATGAATGGATGGAGGTAGGCGCATGGGTGTTTGAGCATTTTGAAGAATGTACCGGAATCTCTTTCCTACCAGACGATGGTGGTACATACCGCCAAGCTCCATACGAAGACATTACAAAGGAACAATTTATAGAAATGAACATGCCTGTTATTGATTGGTCTTTGTTTTCCGAAGACCGTGACAATGTAGAAGGTGTGCAGACTTTAAGTTGTGCCGCTGGCGGGTGTGAGATTTAATATGAATGATACTAAACCAAAACCACGTACATCAGTAACTATTGACCATATCATGTCTAAGATTGATAAGTCAGTATACACGTTACTACCTGAAACCACAACGACTATCTGCCAAGTGTTCATGAAGAACGGTTACGTAGTCATCGGCACAAGTGCTTGTGTGGATAAGTCAAGATACAACCAAGCCCTTGGAGAGAAGTATTCGTTTGAGAATGCTATTGACCAACTATGGTCTCTCGAAGGTTATCTTCTTAGAGAAGAACTGTTTAAAGGTAATGAATGAAACTACTTAAATTTTCTGCAGCATGGTGCCAACCATGTAAGCAACTAGATGTATTCCTAGCAGAAGCTTTATTGGAATATCCTGAAATTGAACTTGTAAGTATGCCTATTGAGGATAACAAAGACTCAGTAACTTACTACGGTATCCGTACAGTACCTACCATGATTATGGTTGATGACAATGATCAGGTACTCAGGACTTCGGTAGGCTTTACACCTACTAAGGTTAAACCTTTCTTAGCAGGTACCTAATAGAAAAGCGGGATAGCTCAGTAGAAGAGCGCTGGACTCATAATCCAGAGGTCAGAGGTGCGACTCCTTTTCCCGCAACCAATCCAAGGTAGCAATGTCTTGGCGGTCCGACTCTACCGATACGGAGTCACCGAACAATCTGATAGTCAAGTGATTAGGTTCATAAGATATTCAGCTAGAGGGGTATAATTCAACTGGTTAGAATCGAGGATGTATAAGCTTCGGGATGTGGTGTTCGAATCCCACTACCTCTCTTCAATAAACATAGGACACAACAATGGCTAAAACAAAACACCCTAGTTATTATTCAAGGAAATTCCTTAATAAAACTAAAGGAACTGCAATGATTGAAATCAGAGCAGATATCAGTGCTTATTCTATGGATGGTACTATATGTATATCTGACTGTTATCGTAAATCAGAATTAGATATGCACATATATGATAAGAAATCATTAAAAGAAAAGTATGATAAATTAGAATTATTAATTAAAGAATTAACTTTATTTAAAGAGTTTATAGATACTAATGCTGATTATTATTTTGAATTAAAAAGTAAGAATAAAGATAAAAGTCTATTAGCATTATTAAATGAGGATGAAGATGATTAATGAACATGATATTGAAGACTTATGCCCTGACTACTATAAGTCTCAAGAAGAAATCTTGCATGACGACCGAGCTTATTGGTACGACATTGAGCTACAGGGGCTAAAGCTTCCTGAGGTATGGGGTAAGTATATCCTAGGTGAAAACGTTAGATCCTACGAGTTTAATATTAGCAAAGGCTATTATGGGTAAGGGTAGTGGTCGTAGACCTACTGATGAAGAAAGCTACCAAAGTAATTGGGAAGCTATCTTTGGTAATAAAGAACAACAGAAAGACGAACAAGATGAGTTGCAACAAGAAACTACAGACACTGATAAGTGATAATTTTATTACATATTTTAAGTCACATGTATATCATTTGAATGTTACAGGACCAAACTTCCCTGAGTATCATAAATTGTTTCAAAAGGTTTATGAGTTCTTGCTTGAGAGCCATGATGGTTTGAATGAGCAGTGCCGACAGATGGGCTACATGTGCATGACAAGTATCAAAGCTTATGCTGAAGAATGTAATTGTTCTTTAGAAAACAAAGCTAAAACTGACGTTGCTATGTTATCAGACCTATGTGAAGCATTAGAAGACATACTAACACTATCACAAATGTTGTATGACGAAGCAGGTAAAGAAGGTCATGGTGCCTTAGAAACTTACATCGGTGACTACATGACTGGTGTATCTAAACTTAAATGGAAATTGGAGTCGTGCAAATGAAAAGCTATAATGTACAAGCCTTAAGGGGTAACCCTTATGACGATAGAGAATTTCAATCTGATATGAGTGAAGTAGGAATTAATATTCCAGATAATCTTTTATACAAAAAAGAAATTGGTCCTTATGTTATCAATGAAATTTATAAACAAAATTTAACTGGGCTACCTGAAGTTAAAAACGTTAATACTGGTTTTAATTATACACAAGACGAAGCTGCAAAGGCAGCTGATGAATACCGCAGTGATGCACTTAAATTATATAACAGTTTAATTTAAAAAAAAAAAATAACCCCTACTAGGATAATTCCTAATAGGGGTTTTTTATTTGTTACTTAAGTAAAGAAATAAATCTCACCATTATTTGCTCTATTTTTAATTTTCATTAAAGCATTCTTGCGATTTTTATTTAAATCTTTAGTCCAATCTTTAAGCTTTTCAAATATATTAAACTTTTTAGCCATAGATTTATAAAGTATATTAACCTGAGCACGAGTAAGTACTACTGTATCTGGTCTATTTTCAGGTAGAACATAACCAGAACGCTTATCCATTAAATTATTTTTAAATTCTTTTTCTGGTCCAGTTAATTTTTCACCTGCTTTTTCTTTCTCTAATATGTAACCTAGATTACGATCTAATACAGTAAACATACCTTTATAAGGTGACTTGTCATTAATAACAATTGTGTTACCCTGTTTAGAAAGCTCTTGATCTATCTCAGCCATTTGTAAATTATAATCTTCTTCAAATTTACCAGTCATATCCCATGCTAAAATACGAGGAACAATAATATTGTTAGCTACATATAGAGTCATAAGATAACTATCAGCATCTAAAATAAAGTTATCAAACACAGGAGACATGTTAAGCATTTGGAACGGATCTTTATCACCATTAATATAACGCATAGTCTCAAGCATTACCATTGACTCTCGATACTGACCCATAACAGGACCAATACCGTTACGAGCTGCTGTTCCTGGACCCGGAGGTTCAATATTAGCACCATCAAAACCTTTAGTACCTTTATCTTTAGCTTTAGCTTCAGGATCTAAACCTAAGAAACCTTTAATTTTTCTTTTTATAGTAGCATACCTACTAGATATCTCTATATCTTGGTCAGTATCATATACACCAGACTTACCAATACTAATTCTTTCGTTATGAAAACCTACTGGGGCAGGCACACGACCAAACATTTGCATTAATTCTACAAGTTGTTTAGGTAAAGCGTATTGCCAGCCATCACCAGCAGCGTTTAAAGTTTTAAAATAAATTTCATTTAATTCTTCAACGAGTTTTTTGTAATCATTTTTATAATGGCTTAGCATTTCATCTTTAAAAGATGGGTATTCATTAAGGAAAGCCATAGCTTCTTCAAAGTGATACATCATTGGCTTACCATAATCGGTAGTCAGCAATACTTTCTTACCAAAAGATTTATTAAAGTCTTTGTTGCCTTCAAACTTAGCAAAAGCTGCTTTCCAAGCTCTTAATTTTTCTTGATCAGCAGCACCAAAAGCAGAATCTAAACCTTCTTTTACAGCAACCTCGGTAAAGAAAGCTCGTGGGTCTTTACCACCAGTAACATCCTGCCATTCTCTATTAGTAAAGGTATCCCAGATCAAACCAACTCGTGAAAGAATATTTTCTTTACCAACGTCCATAGCTAGGAATGTTCTTCCAGCTGAGTTCATGTCAATAGCAACAGTAGTTCTAGGTGTAAATGGTTTGCCTTGTTCTTTAGCATCCATATAAGAAGCAGCATCTAAAAAGGCTTGTAAAGTATAGCCATAATCATCTCGACCTGAGGTGTTTAACCACGTAAGCATTGCATTACGTTGTGGCTCAGTCATGTTTTGAGTGTATTCAGGCTTAATTAAGCTTGCATCACCCGGTATTTTCTTTACACCTCTATTGTATTGAGCATCAACTGCTTGAGCAACACTAAGTATTTCATTAACAATTTCTTTAGTAGAATTAGGAACTAAAGACCTTAGTTGTCTACCAATGCTAGCTGCATTCATAATAAACGCAGGAGAAACTATACTGAGCATTTCAGGGATAGTCATGTTCTCTGTTTTAAAACCAGTACCTGCATACTTACCTACATCTAAAGCTCTACCTAATATAGCTAAGAAAGATAATTCTCTTTCTGCTTGAGTAAGATTAAAATCTCTACCCCTAGCTTTGCTTCCAATCTTGTTCCAAAAGTCTGTTGCTTTTTCTTTGCTAATTCCTTTTGTATGATAAGTAGTCTCTCCAAAAAGCATAGGTTTAGCACTAAACACCATCAAAGCACGAGTTAATTTATTGCGTTGTTCAGCAAAGTCAACTGCATCTTGGTATAAACGGTGTGTTGAATAGTCGTCTCGATACTTAGTAAAGTTAGGGCTACCATCAGCCATAAAACCAGCTTGATGGAAGAATTCGCTTGCAAGTAAATTAAGTTTACTCTTCAAAGAATTCTTTTTATCTGGGTAATCATCTGGGATTCTAGCATCTTCAAGATCTTCATTACTAATTTTAAAGTAAGGAAGCATATCTACATTGCCTTCAACAGGTACACCATTGTTATTAATTTGACTTAGCAACATCTTAAACATATTAAGAGCGTGAAAGCCTTTAATAGGTGAAGACAATTTACCAATACTACCCGCAATACGTTTACCTTCGTCAATCTGAGTTAAAGGTTGGTATCCGGGTTTCTTTATATCTCCTGGACGAATGTTACGACTAGCACCTACTAATTCACCTGTATCACTTACAGGAACCTTCTGAGACCTAGCAGACAATCTACCTGTAATGGCGTGTTCTAACTCTTTAGTGTCTCGATAATAATCTAGACCTTTATTAGTAGGAACAACAGCCATTACACCTTTAACATTAATTTCAGTTAAATAACCTGCATCAATTTGAGCTTGAGTATAAGCAGCACCAGATTCTGTATTAGAAATTCTTGCTTGGGGAACAGCAGCTTGATTTAAAGGTCTGCCTTGATCATCAACTGACTTGCGGGTTTTGCTAAACACGTTAGCTGTACGTCCAGCCGCTGTCTCATAAGACTCCCTAGTAAGAAGACCACCTACGTATTTAAGGTTAAGTGGACCTTCTTCACCATCACTGCTTAACAAAGCATTGATACCTGTTAGCGTATCATTAGACTCTTCATCAAAGAAATCTGCTTCTGAAATAGTAGAATCATCTTGAGAACGAGGTTTCATTCTTTTAGAATTACCAACAGCAAGCGGCATAAGAGTAGTCATTGCTAACGTACCCATGTTAGCAGCTGTACGTGTTGTAACACCATAAGCATCAGCAAGTCTTGTTAGCCCGTTTTGAACTTCACCTGAAGGAGTTTTAATTTCCATGTTAGCTAAAGACAAACCAATATCTTTAGAAGCACGGAGAGGAGTTGCAGCTACAGTAGGCTTCATAACACCATCACCAATAGCGGCATTAAGATCCTCTACTGTTTTCATGCGAGTTAATTGTGCAAGAGAAGTAACTCTTTGTTGTTGTGATTCTATTTCTTGCTGACGAAGTTGCATCATTTGTTCGTAAGGTATTTCATTACCTTGACGATCCATAATAGACCTACCTGCTCCAGCGCCTTCATCTGGGTACAAATCTTTATAAGTATCTATACCAAATTCATCTAGGTAATCATCACTAAAAAGATTACGTTCTTTACCATAATAATTAGCATCTTCAGGAGATGTTGTATCCTCATCAGCACTCATACCTGTATATGCTAATGGAGGAGGGGCTTGTTGTTCCTCTGATACAGCTATTGCAGGTACTTCTGTTTCTGAAATACGTTCTCTTAAAAAGTCTGAGCCAACACCTTGTGGTACACTTGATGGGCGGGGTACGTTAACAAATTTAGACATTAATTAGTCTCCAAGTTCTTTCTGTAAATATTTCGCAAAGGCGGGAGATGTTCCTAATATAGGAAGCAGCCTTGCACCTCTCTCGATTTGCTTACCTTCAGGTGCAGATAAAGCATTATCGATTTTGTTAATAAAGGAAAGTTGAGGGGATTGTTCAGAAAGATTCTGCCAAACCTGTGCCGCAACACCTTTATATTTACTGTTATCAGGAATCAAAGGATCCATTGTATCCCATATGCGCTGACCAGTTCCTAGTAAACCTGTTTGGGATACTAGACGTTGAAATTCTTTTTCTTCTTTTAACCATTCTGGTGGTGATTCACCATACTTAATTAGGTCTTTAATATACAATGCAAGCATAGACAAAGCAATCATCATAGCAATTGTTGCAGCTGCATTCTTTTGATCTTCAGAACCTGCTTTGCCTAGATCACCAATAAGTCTTGGTAAAAGGTTTGCTGTAAATGTTGATGTATAACCTTGGAATTGAGTAAACAAACTATAGTAAGGATCACTATAAAACTTAGGTCTATTAAGTTGGGATGGCATTACAACAGCTTCGTTTACAAAATTGTAAACAGCTAACTGCATATTGTTTTCATACTTACTTTGATTTAAAGTACTGTCCTCATTAATAGATGTCATAAAGTTTATATCAATACCTAACCTATTTAGGTGGTCTCTTGCATCGTTTACTTGTTGCTCTGTATAAGATAAATCATTATTCTGAACAACACCTAACCAATTATTAATTGCATCTGCTGCAATACCTAACCTAGCATTTCTAGTAATAGTAGTAACAGAAGTAAGACCAGTTAACTTAAAGAAACCCTCTGTCCATCGTTGATAATAGTTAGACATAATATCAATACGATTAGCTGTGTTTCCTTCTTTTAAATAACCTGCTCTAGACAAAGAAGATCTATGAGCAACTTCTTTAATTTGAACTCTATCTGTCATAGCATTACCAATATCACGTAGGTATGCTGACATTTCTTTTCCAGCAGAAGTAAGCAATATCTTAAATGCTTTAATTGACTGTGGCTTATTAAGATTCCTAAACACCTGTGCAAACTCTACTGTAGAACTTACTGCGGCTAAAGGTAACGCTGTAATTGTAGACAAGAAATTAACAGTACCTAACGCACCTTTAATATAAGGATTAGTAATAGGAAAGTAATTACCTGAACGCATACTAAGAAAGTCTTTAAGTTCTTTAGCTATAAATGCAGCAGTAGCGTTATCAATAGTACCTTTGTTTAAAGAAGCTTGTATTAGAGCAGCTAGTTTAGCTCCATCTTTTCCAATAATATTTTTATTAACGTTAATAGCTGCAGCTTTACTAGACAAAGAATAAGCATTATTTAATATATCGTTAGACAAATACTTAGCAAACCTAGCTCTGTTCTCTGGTTCATTCAAGGCTTTAATAAGAACGTCTTTATCTTTTAATCCAGCAGTTACCTCATTAAATGGATTGATATCCTCATTAAATACATCATCAATAGAATTGTTATCTCTGTTATTCATTAAAGAATTAACAATTTCTCCTGCTTCTTTTGAAGATATTTTTAATCCTACTTCTAAATCTTTAAGAAACTCTTTATATTTTTTAGTAATAACAGTCTTATCAATAGGTGATTGCTCTAAGAAAGATTTAAAAGTTAAAGCAGAACCCGTTGCATTGTTATAATCATTAATTAAGTTAGTGATCTTACCAGCATACTCAGATAACTGATCTTTGTATTGATTATTAACTCCAAAATCAATACCTAAACTAGTAGCTAATTGATTAGCTGTTTGATCAGGATAAAGATTCATATTAGAAGAAATACGTTCTAAACCATCAATAACTTTTTTATCATTAAATAACTTATTGATTTGAGTTTCGTTTAAGCCTTTGAACTTACCTAGCATTTCTTCTTTAGTACCAAACCTACTAAAGATTTTAGCACTTAAAAGTGCTTGATGCTCATCAATAGATCTACCATTAACAGGTCTTCCATAACCTAAAAACGTAGCAAGTGAACCCATGTACTCATCAGCATGTTGCATGCCTTTCATAATGGTTCCGCTATACTGACCAAACAAAGAAACAATACCTTTGTCAGCCCACCAAGAACCAGTCTTAGCAAACACACCTTCTGTTTGTCGTTTAGAAGTTTCTAACAAAGCAAGCTCTTCAATAGTTTTATCATTTTCAGGCTTACCAAATGCTTCTAATTGTATCTCAGCCGCAGATGGAATGTTACCACGCTCTTTATTCATTTTGTTTCTGAATTCAGAATCACTGGTAATTTCATTAGGTGATATTCTATTAGTAAGAGTAGATACAGCAGTACTACCTCCACTCATTACTCCACCAAGTAAACCACCACCAACAGCTGCATTAAGCATTCTGTTCTTTAATTTATTTTGTTCTAAGCTATCTGTAGGTAAAGACAATGTAACTTCTTCACCTAAGTAACCAGCTAATTCTTGTAATGATTCAGTAACTGATTCTGTTAATCCACCAATAGCAACAGACTTACCAATAGCTTTTGGTCCTAAGTTTGATTTAATAGTAGCAACTCTTAAAGCTTCACCTACTTCTTTAGTAGCTTCTTTTAAACTATTCTTAATTAATTGTTCTGCAGCTTCATCACCAATGCCTTTTAGCATTAGCTCTTTTTTAATCATCTGCTGAGTAGCTTGTTTGGTTATATCTAATCCTGGTTTAAATATAAAACCAATACCTAACCTATCTAAAGCTGTTTGAGTTAATCCGGAAGCAATAGCTGCAGTAGCATTTTTATTTTCTTCTTTTTGATTGTTCCAAGTATTACCAATATATATTCCAGCAGGAATTGATAAAGATAAACCATAAGTTAATGGAGCAGCTAAGGTAGCAACAATAGTTGTTAGCATTTGAGGTGCTGATACAGCCGCTTGACCAATAGAAAAGTCTACAACTTTACGTAATGTATCTAGCTTCCAATCACCGTTGTCATCAAATGCTTCTGGCTGTTTTAAGTATGGTAATTTTTCTAGGTTATCTTGTACACTTCTTACATTAGCGCTACCAATATCCCTTAGCCAATCAGAGCCAGTACGATCCCCAATCATTTCAAGAGTTCCAAACAAACCTTTTTTAATTTCTTTGCCACCAATACTTAAACCAGTGCTGAGAGTAGCGTTTGTAACACCACGTTCATCTTCATCAGGTCTAATTAAAGCAGGTCCAACAAAGTAATCAAAGTCTGCTTGATTAAATTGTTTAGCTGTTGTAGTCCTTAACTTAGAGTAAACTTTTTCATTAGGATACATCTCACCAATAAGATTATAATACATCTCATCTGCAACAGTAACTTTACCTTCTAGCTCTCTTTGTCTACGATCTAATTTACCATAAGCTTCACTAGTTCTTTGTGACGGAGTGCTTTCTTTGTAAAGATCAGTATAACCTTTATACAACAACTCATTAGTTAATGCTCTACCACCTGAGTATAGATCTCCTAATTCACGTCCATAAATATCTTTAGTACCGCTTAATTCAGGCGTAGTAAAACCACCGCCTTTAATAGTTTCTGCAACTAATTCTGACTGAGTATCAGCACCTAATTGAGCACCTTTAATTTTACCGGGTAAAAATTTAGCACTCTCTCTTGTATTAATACCTTGCAATCTAAGTGTTGAATCAGGAAGGGCAACAGTATCAGCATCCTTTAATCGAATGCTGTCTGTTCCCGTATCCATAACAGAGGGTTCAGGGATAGACTTTTCGTCTATTCCCATACCTATAAGTATTTCTTTAAGTCTATCCATGTTACCTCTTTATTTTTTAAATGTATCCAAAGCAAATAATGCAAATGCAGTATTTCTATCTGAGTTCTTATATTTGTTTTGTATACCGTTACTATTAGCAGTCCACACTTCTGCTAGCCTTGCTATCTCAGCATCAGGACTTGTGTTAGCTTTGTTCTTAGAAATAAAAGTATTAGCTGAATCTCTAAGCGCAAGGATGTCGTCTGCTGACATAATCTTACCTGACTTTTTATCTAAAGTAACTAGCTTATCTGACAACTTACCACGTTCTCTAAACTCTCCAGCAGCTAGGTATGGTGTAATATCTTTAGAAACTTTATAAGTACCTGACTCAATATCTTTTACTAATTGTTCTGATGCAATAGTAGTAATCTTTTCAATTTCATTTTGAACTGCACGATCATCTAAGTCAATCTTTTTGTTTCTAAAATAACTTTCAACTTGGCTAGCAGCTGATCCAGCAGTAACAATACCTTTTCTTTCTGGATTAGCTTTACCTTTAACATTAGATGCACCAAAGTAACTCTCAACAATTGGTTCAAATATATTTTTAGAAAGCTTCTCTGAAAATTCTTGAGCACGTTTAGTCTTAGCAAGGTCACCATATTTACTGGAGTCCCATTTATCTAAGAAAGCACCGCTAGACATTAACCTATCAAAAGGAATACTCTTATCACCTACACGAGCCATTTGAACGGTCTCACCTTTACGAGGTCCAACTTGTTGAACTGTTTCGTATACCCATACAGGGTCTCCGGGTTTAAACACTTGTCCATTAATCTCAGTAGGTTTATTAACAGTCATAAGTTCTGATTTACCATTACGAATGTATGAAGTTTTAATTTCAGGTGCTTCACCTTTCTGACCGCCTTTAATCCAATTACGAACAGCAACAGAATCACGACCCTCTCTGATCATCTCAGTTTCAAGTTGTTTGTCTTCTGCACGTATTAAATCTTGTTTTCTAAATTCACGTTCTTTATCAAAACGTTTATCAAGTAATTCTTCTTGCTGAGTAAAGCGTTTCTCTTGTTGTTCAGCTGCAAACTGTTCTGCTTGACGTTTATCAGCTGATTGAAGTGTATTTAATCCAGCAAATTTAAGGGATCCACCTACAGAACCACCTGTTAACATACCACCAGCAGCTAAAATACCAAACCTAACAAGCTCTTTATCACTAAACAAACCTTTAGGACCAAAGATACCTTCTAAAGCTTTAGCAAGAAAGCCTTTCTTTTCTTCAGGTGTTCCTTTAATTTGAGATACACGAGCAAGGGCTTCATTAACTTTACTAGATTCTTCTTGTGCTAATTTACCAAGCATATTAAACTTGTCAGCATTTTGTTGTTGAGAAAAACCAGTGCCTTCTACTGCAGGAACTTCTACTTGTTTACCTTCTCCTAAAGACATATTATAAGCTTGATCATTAGCCATAGCTTGCTCATTCTTAACCATATCTGCTGGTCTAGGTACTTCATTAGTTGCTACAGGTAATTTTTCAACTTCAATTTTTGTAGGAGTTACTGAATTACTAGCAACAATATCAGGAGGTGCTACATTAAAAATAGGTGCTCTAACATCTGCCATTGTAGGAATAGCTTGATTAGCCCTTGCTAAAACATTTTTAGCTGCTTGAATAACTCTAGGGTTAGTACTTGTAGCTAAATCTTGTTTAGCAATAAGAACTTCTCTACCTGTAGGTTCAACAAGAACTGGAGGAACAGGGTAACGAGAAAGCAAACTTGCGTTTTCATTAGAAGATGCTTGAGCTTCTGGGCTAGGTAAAGTACCTGCTTGAGCTGATGGAATAATATCTGTTGCTACTTGTGCTAAAGACTTACCTGCTTTAGTTGCTTTTTGAGCAATAAAGTTTTTAAAATCACCAGCTGTTTTACCAAAATAAGTATTTTGTTTTAATTCATTCTTAGTAAAATGTTTATCTAACGGCTCATCATCTTTAGCGGCAATAGCCGATACTGCTCTAGGACCAAAACCAGCTGCATAAAGATTTTCTACTGTTAAAGGTAAACCCTTTTTCTTAAGCTGATTTGCATAATCATCATACTGGGTATCAGATAATTCTCTTTGATACTCAGGTTTAAAATAAGCTTCAGAATTATGGGCAACACCCTGAAGCTTTGGATTAATCTTTTGATACAAAGGTAATGTACCCGCAGTAGTTCCAGTAAGGCTAGAAGCTGTTTGACCTGCTTGTTTTTGTTTTGCTCTAGGATCATTAGATGCTTCAGCAAAAGCTCTCATTTTAAAGAAATCTTCTTTAGATACTTCAGTAGGTGTATTAACTGCTAATGGGGCTACAACAGGTTGTGTTGCAGGAATTTGTTGACCAGCAATAAAGTTAAGAGCACGATCTAAATAAGAAACATTATCTGTCCCATCTTCATAACCTGCTGCAGACTGTACTTGTTGAGGTACTACACCGTATGTACCATTAGAATAGTTAGCCTGAGCAGAAGAACCACGACTAAAGTCAGGTACACTCATTGTACCATCCATAAAGGAAGATCCGGGTACGTCTGGATGACGATATGCTAACGATGGAACACCACTAGTACCATCCATATGGTATTTAGCTTGTCCAGGAGCATCTGAGTACCGCACATCTACAGCACCGTCACGCATGTCGTTAGCCTTACGACCTTCTTGTACCATACGCTTAATATCTTTTTTATTTTTAGGATCTTGTGCGGCAGGAGCTGGAATAACCGCTTCTCCGGGAGTAAGCATAGCAGGAACTGTATCAGTGCCTCGTGCTTGAAACATAGGCTTAGGTAAACTACGTTGACCTTGTTTGAACATACCAGTGCCAGCTAAAGGATTCTGAGTTGGAATACCTAGCTTTTGTTTGTTCATCTTAGGAGGAGGAATACCCATGTCCTTAAGTTTAGCATTGTTAACTTGTTCTTTATGACCTAAACCTTGATTAGCTTTTGCAGCTGCTTCCTGAAGTTTAATCTCATGTAATTGTTGTTTACGACTTTCGTCAAGTCCCATCTTAGCCGCTTCACGGGCTTCTTTATTTTGAAACTTGAGGTACTCTCTCTGTTGTTTACCTGATAAGGGTGCCATAGTATTTCCTTAAAATAATTTTAGCTTCTTAGCTAAGAGTCCTGCTCCAATAGCCCATCCAATGGGGTTAGAAGCAAGAGCACCCATCATTGCAGTACTACCCGCACCTACTGCACCTGCAAGACTACCTGCACCTGCTGCAGCTGCACCTTCTGCGGCACCAGCCGCTAATGGGGCTTTGAAAGCAAGAGTAGCCGCTTCAGCACCCTTCTCAGCAAGACCAATACCTTTGTTTAAAGCAATACCAGTAGCAGTATCCAACAAAGGATTTTGTTCTCTGATAGCTCCGGGGTTTGGTTCTTGTGCTGGTTGAATAGATGCGCTTAATGGTGCTGCAAGTTTCTTTTCATCAACCCAACCCCATGGATCATCATCTTGATTATACATTATTTGCCTCCAGTAGTAGCTTTAGGGTTGTATACAGTAAATATATTTTCTGGTGTTATTGCTTTTTGAGTAGCTAAGCTAGTCATATAGGTTGATTTAGGAATAGCAATAAAGTTTTCAGCAGATGTTGCTCGTGTAGCTACTTTATCGTTAGCTAAAGGACCTGTGTATTTAACAATAACATCATCATTAGGACCACCAGCGGCTCCTGCTGAATCACCATCTCCCGGACCAACAGCTCCTGCACCAATAATACCAGCAGTAGTACCATCATCAGTTGCGTCAGATGCGGCATCAGAAGCACTAATAGCACCTTCACCTATAATACCTGCTGTTGTACCGTCATCAGAAGCTTCACCACCATCTCCACCACCACCTCCGGGTCCACCACCATATTTCTTTTGAGCTTTAACTTTGTAATAAGAAGGCATTACTTACCCCCAGACACAGCAGTTTGTCTTGCTGGATTACCATAGATAGTTGATGCATAACGTTGTAGACCTTGCCATGCTGAATCAAGACCTTGTTGTTCAACATTACGTTGTTGATTACCAAGGTTAGCAATACTAGATACACCACCTGTAGCAATACCAGACGCTGTTTGAGCACCTGACTGTAATGCAGACTCAGCTGCAAGGCGGTTCTTAAACATATTAGCTTCGTAATCAGCATCTACCTTGGCAAGCTGACCTGTAGTTTCAGCGTTCTGAGCACCCTGCATAACAGCTTGTCGTGCTGATCCTAAGGTACCAGCTGCACCAAAGCCTGTGTTAAGTCCAGCTACTTTCTTTTGTGCATCGTTAACAATAGCGGCTTTAGTAGCGGCTAATGTTTCAGCACTAGGAGATGTTGCCATAGTAGACAATCTTGTGTTTTGATCATTAAGTGACTTAAGAGCTGTTGCTGTAGTACCACCCAGCATTTGAGCACCACTGCCAAAAGCCTGTTGTTGAAGTGTTGAAGCACCAGCAACGTTACCTAAGTTACCTGCTTGATAATTAGCTTCAGCGGCAGTACCTACATTCTCAATGTATGGTTGCGCCCAAGCGGGAATTGTTGGGACTGTGGTAGTTCCACCACCGCCTCCATAGTTCTTCTTAATAGAACCATTAATACTATACTTCATATAAATCCTTTCGCATTACTACGTAAGCTTCTTTAAATCCGGGTACATACTTTGGTAGTACCTTTGCCCATCCTGGACGTCCCCACTGCTCAATGGCTTTGCATTTACTATCTCTGGCGAACTGTTCTACAGTAGGGAATACCTGAGACTGCTCTTCAAAGTTACTACCAGAAAAGGCAATAATATGAAGCGTTTTATGTTGAGCATACTGTAGATACTGGGTTAAACCAGCACCTACAATATCTCCATCATTATCTAACACCGCCCAGCAATGAGCTACTCCATTAAGAATTTTCTTCATGTAGTCTGTTAGAGTTGATTCGCCCTGACTATGCTCTAAGACATCAGCGAATAGTCCTGAAAGAGTAGCCCAGTTTGACAGAGCTTGTTCAGGTGTTAGTAGAATGATTTTCATTTGTTTTATTTTAAATTACATTGCGGCAATTACAAAAGCTAATAGCTCTTCATATCGCAGACCAAGTGTTGTTATACCTTCTTCAGATGTATCAGAACAGAACAGTCCATAGTGATTAGCGTTAAGACCTTCTGCAGTAAAAGCATCTTGTACTTCTTGAGCAATAGCTCCTACGTGAATACGTGCTTGACTACCTTTGCTTTGTACTGCATCTTTAAATCTAAACTTTTTAATTAAAGATTTAATACGTCTTGCAACAGCTAACTCAGCTAAAGATAGTTCTTCAATATCTTCCTTTTCATTCCTGTCTGATGTGTTAATAGTACCTGTAGTAGCATAGATAACTGTCCATCTAAAAGAAGAAAACCCGCAAGAATAAGAATTATCAGTTGTTGGTGATAAAGTAGGAGGAGAACTTGCTCCATTAAAGAAAACACCATTACTTGAACTATTAACTAACGCAGCTGTTGTAGCATTAGATTTTAAACCTACAATAGTACCAACTAAAACAGTTTGATAATTACTAGTAGCATCTCCAACCTTAGCACTTGTTCCACTTGAAGTAATGTATCCACTAGGATTAGAACTATTGTATGGTGTATAACCTAAAGCACCTGTAACATTACCGCTAGTAAGTGATAATGTACCACCAAGAGTTAAATTACCAGTGCTAGTTACTGTTCCGGATAATGTTAAACCAGATACACTTCCTGTACCACCAACTGAAGTAACACCAGTACCCGCTGCCCATGTACCATCTTGTTTAAGATAACCTGTACCACCTGTAGTAGGTGCAGGAATAGATCCAACACCCCAGTTAAATACTCCCCAAGGTGCAAGGTTAGTACCAAGATTCATTCTTGTACCAGCAGTTGAGGAATTACCTGAAAAACTTGGTCCTGCAGTTGTTCCTAAAGTTAAAGCACTAATCAGAATACCAGCAGTATAAGTAGTAACTCCATTATAACCAGCCATAAGAACAATATTAGAACCGTTAGAGGCAATACCCGGAGCATTAACCGTAGTAGGTGCTAAACTATAAGACATCCTTACATGAGTTGTACCTAACTGATTTAAAAAGAAATCACCAGTATCTAATGTAAGTAATGATGCACCACTTAAAGTATTTCCATTAGCCGCATAATAAGCAATCTGATTAGCGGTTCCACTGTTAATAGCAGTAGCAGAAGGTGTGTAAGTTAATACACCAGTAGATGAATTATAACTAATTGACCCTGCACCTGAAGCACTAGCATTAGTAGTACTAAATGGGTGTACGTGGTTTCCTCTAGAAAACTTAGCAGATGATCCAGCAGATGCTGTTCCTCCTGCAATAGGTACTGATGTAAAACCATAATCATTACCAGACAAGTCTAACAATGAAGGTGTTTGTAATCCACTCTCTAAACGGTTGTTAGAGTTAGAAGAATAGGCATCTGTAGCACTCTCAAAAGAACATCCAACTAAATCTACTTTACAACGACTTCCTGTGTTACCAATAGTCATACGACTTGGGTCAGGAACATAGCTATTAAGACCTTTAAATCCACAACCTGAAATAGCAATAGTAAAACCATTACCAGCAGTTGCATCTAAAAGAATACTGTTAGTAGTATATGGTGAACCGAATCTTACAAAAGAACATCCTGTAATAGTGTTGCTTACACCAGCTTTAGATTGAGTACTTGTTACATATACGTCTGCAATACCTGCATTACCTTCAAAGTAAACACCAGTAAAGGTAAATCCATCAGCACCTTCAATAGCAGTTGAGCCTGAAGGTTCAGCAACACGAACTCCCCAGTTACTCGATGAGCCTGATGTTGTGCCATTAGCTTCGATAGCTCCACCAAGAATATTAAATGTACTACATCCAAGGATATAAATACCATACTCAGAGTTAGCACCTACTTCACAATTAACAAGTGTAATAGCGTTAGGTGAACTGGCGTTAGTTGTTCCAATTCTTTCAAACAACATACCACGAGTGTTAAATCTAAATTGACAAGATACAAGAGTAGAAGTTAAAAAGTTAGAGCCATACATACCATATAACCAACCAGTAAACTGGCATGATTCAATATGTAAAAAAGCACCACCAGTAACTGAGAGACCTTGTCCTACAGTACCAGAGTTATTAACAAAGGCAAGTCCTTTAATGTTAGTATATACATTAAGGTTAGTACCCGCAATAGTAAGACCATTAGCATTAGTTGTTTGCAACAATATAGATGCACCAATACCTTCACCTAAGAAGTGAACTCGTTGTCCAGGATCTAAAGCAGGAGCAGTGTATGTAAGAGAACTTGTTAACCTATAAAGACCATTAGGAAAATATACTGTTCCACCTGTAGAAACAGCAGAGTTAATAGCAGATTGAATAGCAGCAGTATCATCTGTTGCACCATCACCTACAGCACCATAATTTTTAACATTATATTTGCGATCAGTAACAGCCCATGTACCATCCCCTCTTAAATAGGTTGATGATGTAGGTACTCCAGTAGCAAGGGATGACGTAGGTATTTGACCACTATAAGTAATACCCATTGTTCCATTAGATGTCAATGGTGAATTGCTTACTGCAAATCCTGTGGGTACAGTTATACCAACACTGCTTAATCCACCAGTGCCTCCTGCAACACCCCATGTACCATCACCACGTAACACTTTAGTTACATCGTTAGGTGGAGGCTGAACACGTACTGTTCCTAATGTTCCTGAGTATACAGGATTAGTACCATTAGTAAATGATCCAGTATTAGAACCAATAATAACCGTGTTTGTTCCTGATACAGGACCAACAACTGGTTTTCTAAATGTTATAGAAGCAGCAGTTACAGAACCTGATACAGATACTGTCCACTGGTTATTAATATTAGTAGATATAGCCGCTGACAGTTCTTGAATAGTAGAAAGAAATTCAGGCTCATACTCAAGAACAAATATATAGTTTGTACTTTCAAGAGTAATGTTATAAGTTAAAGCGCCAGAAGATTGAAAGTTAAATGTTGGAACTACAATAGTTGCATATGTACCGGGAGTAACAATAGTACTTGTATTAGTAGGGAAGTCTAATCCCCTAAAATAACCAATACCTGATTTAGTTCCTGCAGTACCTGCTGTTCCTGTTACACCATCAAAAGCATAACCATCACCAGTACCGCCAGCAAAGAAAGCCGCACCAGTGCTTGAACCAGTAAGAGCCATAAAAGCAGGATTAGTGTGACCTGAACCTACAACGTCAATCCTAAAACCAGCATCGGGATTACTACCAGAGTTAATAGCACCATAAAATAATCTACCATTAGCATTAGATACAGCAGAAAAACCATTACCAGCTCCACTAGTATTAGCAGTAACACCTGAGCCAATAGCTCCTGAGTATTCTAACCATATAGGATTTGTAATACTTGAAGTACCACTAATACCAATAACAGCACTGTTAACGTCAGCACCACCAGTACCACCTAATGTAAGAAACTTATTGTTACTTGAATCATAGGCTGTAATACGATTATCTCGTACTGTGGTTGATGGGGGTACAAGACTATTAATCTCAATACGTTGTCCTGTTGTACCTGTTTTAAATCCTGAAGTCTGAATTTCACCTGCTGTTACTGTACCAATATTAGCAGTAATAGATGACAAAGAAGAAACAGAAAGTTTACTTGCAGTAATTGTGTTCTCTACAATAAGAGAACCAGTAATATATGTTGTGAATAATGTCCATGAAACTACATAGCGGTATACAACAGCATTATTAAAGTTGTTATAGCTTACTGTTACAATATCGCCTGACACAGGGTCACGACCAATAGCCGCATTCACTTCAACATTTGTAGGAGCACTACTATCATTAGCTACACGAGTAATAACAAAGGTAGCTGAACCCGCAGAGCCAACAGCACCATTAGCACCATTGTAAGCAATACCTCTAATAGGGTATGCTACATTAGTCCAGTCAAGAGTAGATGTGGTTACAGTAGCCTCTTCATTAAGCGGTACAGTAATACTCCACAGATAATATCCTGGAGTTGTTTCACTAGGGGCTGATGTAAACCATCCAGTAGGTGGTGTGTATGCACCTGTAGACCATGTGTATGTAGAAGTAGTTGTGGGTCTTGCTGGAGGAGTTGAGTTAGCTGTCCATCGGTAGATAGCTGGAAATGCAGACATAATACCGTTAGCACCTGCTACGCCCGGAACACCATTGTACACAACAGGCATACTAATGACTTTAACTACGGGACTTGTAAGGTTAGAACCATTAACAGTTAATGTTACGTCTACTTTAGTTGCAGCTGACAAAGGTGTAATAAGTACAGAGCTTGTTGTAGCTGTAGCTGGTGTAGCACCTGATATAACCCAACTGTATGTTGGGCTTGTAATGTTACTTGTTATAGCCGCAAGAGTAGCATTAGGTGGGGTAAATGCACCACTAGATGCTTGTACAAAAGAAGTATAACCTGAGATATCTACAGTAGGACCACTAGAGCCTGTTGCTCCGGGATCCGCAAAGACTAACTGAACAGTAGCAACACTAGCTTGTGTAACTGCTCCTGTACTATTTTTAAACCTAATAGGGACAGTAATAGAAGCAGGACTACTAGCCATAGCAGATGGTGCTGACCAAGCAGCGTATTCACCTGCATCTGTAGGAGCACTAAAAGTAATATTAGTATAACCAATATCACCATTACCGCTTGTTGAACTGTTACCAATACGCCAAGTATTATTAACAAAGCTTACATCAGCGTCTGTTTGAGCATCTACAAAAGGAACTAACACATTAGAGTTAACTGCATATAACTTAGGTGTTATACCTGTAAACACAGGGGCTAATGGGTTACCTGTACGGGGTACCTGCATAACAGCAGGGGTAAAGAAAGATGAGAATGAATCAACAACAGTAGTGTTTGTTCCTGATGTAACAATATCAGCATCAATAGCTGTTCCGGGGTCTACTAGCCAACCTGAAGCAGGTGCTGCAGTAGATACCGCAAAGTTAACTTTACGACCACCTACTGTTTGATAGAACAAGAACTTAGTTACACCAAATCCACCAGTGACTTCATACCAAGTATATGCTGCTGGATTGCTTGATTCACTTGAATCATCAGAGTTAAACACACCATAATAAGACCTGTTAGTAGGAACATTAGAAATGTTAGTACCAACAGTATCATCAGCATATTTAATAGCAAGGTATCTATAAAGATACCCTACAATCTTACCAAATTTATCACTGATAATACCTGTAGCAGGGTCTACGGTTAGTCCGTCAGTAGCTCCAGATGTACCTTCAAGTACAAGCTGTGCTAGGAAAGCATCAAGCTCTCTGTCACCTGTAATAGGTGGATTAAACATGTTACCTCCGATCAGCAGGTTTAGCGTCAAGAGCCATCATAGCCAGCCGCCAATAATTCGTTGCAGTAATTCTGTAGTTAAGTACACGACCATTAACCCGTGGGTCAACCTTATAGCCCTGTGACTTTTCATTGTTAGGAAGAAATGTAAATGTATCTTTTAATGCCGCATCATCTACAGATAAGTCTACATTCTTAACATAATTGTTTTGTCCTACAACTCTGATAGTAATATTAGAGTCATTAGGTACTGTATCAAACACAGGATACAAAGAAGTAATTAAAGAACTTCCTGTAACATCACCTGAGTTAAGTTTCTTTTTCTCTACATACGAAGTAAAAGAAGCTAATGCAGTACCATTCCACAATTGGAAGGCATCAGACTCTACTAATGTTGTAGTTGTTGTAGTTGTAAAGTATACTACTTCTTTGCCATATTGAAATGCGTTAGATACATTAGATGGACCAAAGAAAGAATAAGTCATGTTGGTAGCTTGACGTTTAGACCATGTATTATTTTTATAATTATAGATCAATACTTCATTGCATACTGTAGAACTTCCTTTAGGATAATTAATCCAGACTTCTTTGTAATAAGCATGTCTTGTTACGTGTACTTTATCAATAGCATTCTTATTTAAATTATTAAAGAAATACTTTTTAATTCTGAAGTCAGCAAGAGATTCAATACTACCTGAACCATTGTGAATGTAAATGTCATTACGGTCAACAACTAAGTGTTTACCATCAAACTCACATACACAATCTACAGATAAGATTCCATAAGACCGACTATAAGGAACAACTCGTGTTCCATTAATTCCAATAGACAATATACTGATACTGTCTGAGGAATATATAAACATATTACCTCTCAACTCAGCCATATCTAATATGGGAGATGTAGAGTTAATTTCAAATTCATCTGCGGTATCTGTTGTAGTTCCTGGTTGCCATACAGTAGGTATAGCTCCAGTAGCCGCTTGTACAGACACTCGTACAGTACTTGGTGCGTATGTTGTAATACCTGTACTACTGTCTGCAATAGTAAGGTTAGCCGCAACAAGCGAGTAGTTAAGTGATCTAACTACTTTAGCAGTAACAGTTAAGTTACCAAGATAATTCCAGTTAGGAAGTGGGAGAAATGCTGATCCAGCATTAATGTCTCCATACAAACAATATATAGGTGTTGTTCTACCATTGTTAAGTACAATAGCAAAACCACCATTAAACAAAGTTCCTTGCCAATCACTGTTTGTGTAATTGCCACCAGTACCAGTAAACATAGTTGACTGATTACCAGCAGCATCTACACGAACAATGTTACCATCTTTAGCAAAGATGTTATATCCTTGATCAGGACGCCTCCAATGAATGCCATAGTCAGGGGCAATAGAAACTGTCCTATAAATAGATTCACCTGTAATTGTTGATACTGCTTCGTCATCAAAGCGTACATTGAGTACGTCTGTAAATGTATTCTGAGGTACAATCATAGGTGGTAAGTCTGTATTGAGACCGCCTTTACCTAGCTGTTCGATTGGGATTGCCATGAGATATCCTTTTTATTACTATTAGGTACCAAGTAAAGCGCATTCAGCCTTACGCCTTTTGTTAAGACCAGCCAACACCTTACCACCACCTTTGTTCCATTTCATTAGCTCTGTCTTAGCGGCTTCCCAGTCTTGTTCATTAACTTTACGTCTTAATGTACTTGTCTGAAGCCTACCAACTCCTAAGTTATAACAGAAGTCAACAATGGCATTTAATTTCTTTTCATCTGTGACCAGCACAGGACAATACTTAAGTACTCCGGGTAAATAAGTATGATGTAATTCTCTGAGGAGTAAATCATAAGCCTCAGGTTCACTCATAGGAGCATCCTGAAGCGTTACTTTTTTACCGTCAGCATAATATGTGCTACCATAACCTATAGTAGCTACATTAGCAGGACACATGTAAGGCTTAGAGCTAAAGCCTTCAAAGTGTTTACACAGGTCTGCGGCTAATGCTAAATTCATAGCCCACGCTTGCTGAGTGTACGATCAAGGAACCAGTAGTTAAGAGTACCAGATACAAGAGCCGCAAAGTCTGCTGACATCATTACCTTGAATACTTCTACTGGAGGCATACCATTAGTCCATGAATTATAAGCTAACCAGATATGAACAAATGACCATAGTGCTAAGATCCAGTATGTTACTACAGGGCGTACTGAAGCTGACAATGCAGCTACCCACCCACCACCAGCGGCTTTAACCATTTCTGTCTGTTGTTCAATAGCAGATTGGAAAGCACCCATAACACCAACATCAATAGCGGCTTCACGTTGAGCACCAATTTCAGCTAACTTTTGTTGACCACGTTGAGCCTCAAGATCACACTGAAACTTAAACATATTAAGCTCATGTGAACGTTCATTCTTTTTATCTAACCACTTGAGTACTTCAGGGGCTAGTCGGAATAAACCGCCAAACACTGATCCTAAAATACCACCGCTTAAAATATCTAACATATATTATTCCTTACAATGATGACAAAGATGTTTCTTATCTTCATCATGAGACAGCTTAACCCCAGCTAATAGACCAATAAATCCACCAATAATAGTTTGAAATGCTGGTGAAAGGAGTTTAAAGATCTCTGCATTATCAACTTCTTTAGCCCACAGACCAAGAACAAAAGCAGCCATCATAGCCAGTACAGATAAGCATAAAGTAAAGCTTACCATAAACGTTACATAGAACGTTAGTTTAGATTTAACATCTTCCATAGGTTTCTCCTTATGCGTAGGCATCAAAGACTGGGTTGTTGACTTGTCTTTCGACAATAACTTCTTTGTTTTTAATGTTATATAGCTCAAGCTGGTAGTCACGAAATGCCCTAGTAACTCTTTCAATTTCCTTAAGAAGCTCTCTTTCAACATTTAATAATTCCATTTTCTTGTTATATAACTTTAATTGTGTATCTGAATAAGTAGGATGAACTACGGGATAATATTTGTCATAGCTGTACAGCTTCATTTCTTTTCCCTCTCAAGTGCGTTTTTGTAAGCCCTAACTACTAAATGCCTTAACTCTGCGCTATCTGCGCTTCCACCCCATTCTGATAAATTATTCCAAATAACTACCATGTCTTTGCTTGAACATAGGTTTGTATGATTGTTTAACCAAACAGACATTTGCATATGACGTTCTGAAGGATTATGAACTTTATAAGCTATACCATAAAATTCTCTTACGCTACACTTGTCTTCAGCAGATGATGCTAAGGTTAACAGAAGGATAGCTAAGAGAATCCACCTCATTTTAAATGAAGTTTATTATCTATAGCTAGCCATATTGCACCAAACAAGGCACCAACAATAATTATTGGTTTAACAGCTCTTGCAATCCATTCAAGAACTATGAATGCACCCTGAGCTGCATTGAAAGCCTTAACGACTTCTTCTGTACTTTTATCCAACTTATCTACTTTAACTTCTACTGCTAGAAGTCGTTCATATATTTGTGAGTGACTTACTTCATTATCTTGAATGGTATCCATTATTAACTTTCCTTTATTGCTACGTCTTGAACACCAGTGTCTGGTTGAACAATCTTTTCTAGTTCTTGTTTTAGCATTGTTACAAATGCTTGCTTGCCAACCATAAGTTGATCCAGATTAAACTGGGTAGATCCAATCTTACGATCAAGGTCTGCTACGTGATTGACCAAGATTTTTTGTTGGTCAGTCATGTCATCAAAGTTGTATTCTTTGTCATCAATAATGATCTGAGGTTTGTTTGTTTCTTTACTCATTTTCATTTTCCTTTTAAGTTAAGTTAATTTAAATTGTGCTTGTAGCAGCCCACGGGAGTGGAAGCTGTACTACAGGCGGGTTAATGAGGGAATCGATTTGGCTTTGAATAGCCGCCTCAGTTGCCTCTTGATTGACACCATTAGACCATACCCACCCAAGAACTTGTTCCTGAGTGAGTTGGTCATAGGGTGTATATGTTGTTGACTCAGGGTCAAGAGTGAATGATGCTGTACTGTAGATAGAGGCGTTATGTGTATCTTGTACACCGTTACACCTCCATCCAGCAGTAACTACTACATCAGTAAAGTTACCCTCTACTGGTTTGCATTGCATCCATTCGATTTTCCATGTGATAGTTGCTGACATATATTTCCTTTGTTAATTAAAGATTAGCGGCATCTAGGCGTGCCTTAAGTGATTCAATGATTACTTGTTGTTCTTGAATACATTTCATTAAAGCGTATTGTAAATCTGTTTGGTAAATTTCTAAACGCATTTTAGGTTCTTCATCCTTAACAGCCCAATTGCTTTCGTTTACTAACTCAGGAGCAACTGCTTGCACATCTTGAGCAACTACACCTAAAGTTAAACCAACATCTAACTCAAGATCTTGGTCAATATAGTTAAATGTTTGAACAGGTATTGCACAAATCTTTTCAAGGTATGAAGTAGCGGGTGAAAAATTAATTTTTTCTCTGCGATCAGAAAGAATTACATTGTTTGCAGCATAGTTGGCAATACCACCATTTGACCTAACAGACATTCTTTGAACGCCTGCTCCAGTACAATAGAAAAATTCATTGGTAGTTCCATTGGGGTCTCCTGCTAAATCTATTCTCAGTCCATATTGGGCGGCTGTGTTTGAGCCTGCATGAGAAATTAATGCAGTCCAATCGCCTGTGTTTGTCGTTATTCGCATCTCGTGATAACTTGCAGCGCTATCAAAATAACTACCACTATTGCTTGCTTTAAAAGAACCGCCAGAGGTTATTCTGGCTCGTTCTGCGGCATTGTTATAAAACAAAAAGCTGCCACTACCATTGTTGTTTATATAGCCACTGCTTCCAAAATTGCCAAAATAAGTAAAGTTAGTTCCGCTTCCAGCAGTTCGAGCATAAAAAGCCGCACCATTAGTCCCATTAAGGTCTAAAGCCCTTGAAAAATTTGAACTGTCTGCCGGATTTGTAGTCCCTACCCCCAAATTCCCACTTCCATCCAGAATCATTGAACTTGCTGGTGCAGACCCAGCAAACTGAACTGCATCAGTACTACCCGCAGTTCCCGCACCTTTTACTCTGAATGTTCCATCCGTAGAAAAACGACCTCGTTCTGTAGAAGCTGCGCCTGAACCCGCTCCAAATGCTAAGGCGTTATCAGAACTAAGTATAACTGCACCCGCTGGGTGTGCTATATAAAAAGTGCTACTTACGTCATCAGATGTACTAAGAGAAACATTACCAAAAGTAGTAACAGATTTATATCCACGAACAGTTAATTTTCCGTAAGGCGTAATACCGCCTACTAGTAAATTACCGTTAGAGTCAATACGCATGGATTCCGATGCAGTTCCGCTATAAGTATTCCTACGAAAAATCAGAGATTCATTTTGTTTGACATCTATGTAACAAGGTGCAAGACCTGTTGTGCCAACCCATAAATCCATTCCATACGCTGATGAATAATAACCAAGTGAAATTACAGGTGAGTTTGCGGTAGTGCCTGTAACACCAAGACGACGACCAATTGTGCAGTTTGGAATTGTTCCAAAAGAATCAATTAGACTTGTGCCAAATTGATAGTTTACATTGGCTTGAACGTTGTTTCCAACACCTAGATCGCCTGAATTTGAAATAGTTACAACTGTAGTTCCACTATTCCTAAATAAGTGACCACCACCATCCTGAGAGTTGTAAATGTTTGCGCCAGTAGTAACTGCGTCGTGTTCAAAAGTACCATAGTAAGAAGGATTAGTACTGTTACTATGCCTTATTTGATCACCAATAACGTGAAGTCTTGCTAATGGATTCGTTTGGTTAATACCTACATTGCCTGAGGAGTCGAGGATTAAACGATAGGCCGCAGCAGTATTGTCGTAAAAAATAAATCTGTTTGATGAGGTATTTTCAAGACCAAATTGCCAACGATTAACATCACCATTTTTAAAAGTAATAAGCGGGTCATTACCATTGAGTGTAAAAATACTAGTAACACTAGTAGTGCCTACTCCAAAAAATCCAGCACTTGTAAGTCGCATCCGTTCTGTGCCATTGGTCATAAACGCAATTGGATAATTACCACTTGAATAAAGGAATGAAGCGTATGCCGTTCCTGAATTAGCAAATGTTCCCGTGCTATTGTCCCGACCAATGTACATACTGCCGCCAGTATTTCTTACTTCTAAAGCGGCATAGTTTGTTCCTGCGGTTGTGTAGATTTCCTGTAAAGCCGCAGACGTATCACGAACAGACAATCGACCATTTCCAGTTGTGTCGCCAATAACTAAATTTCCAGCGGATGATAGAGTCATCGCCTGAGTAAAGGAGATTATGCTTCCGCCACTGCCAGAGGGTGCAATATACCAACGATGTCCACTACCTACTTGCTCATATCTTGAGGCGGGGGCAGAACCACCAGAAAAAATATATTTCCAAGCGTTAGATGCGTATTCGTAAGCGTTGTACCCAATAGTTGTATAGCCGTTTGAAGATTCATACACAGCACCAACTGCACCAACTTGCATTGCTTTAGAACTAGCCACCCAAGCACTCGGAGCAACGCCCAAACCTAGATTGCCTGCGGAATCAAGAGTCAACTTGGTTGAATCAGCAATACCAAAGAAGTGACTTTGACCAGATGGGACTTCGTAATAAAGACTACTTGCTGTTGCACCATTGCCATAAATACCCGCCATTGTGGTTGATGCGTATGAACCATTAAATGACAATGCTGGCAAGCCTGTAGCGTTTGACAACACACCCAAAGTAATTGGTGTTGCTGATGTTGATGTTTTTACATGAAGTGTTTGTGCGGGTGATGCGCCAACACCCAAATTAGTCCCATCAAAGACTAGCGCAGAGCCAGTAGCCAATGCACTAGAACTAGATGCGTAAACCACACCGCCTGATGTGAACGATGTTAGGTTTGTACCGCCATTAGCCGTGGGCAATACACCATTGACACCTGCAGTTAAAGATACTGTGTTCTTTTCCCACAGACTATTACTTGAGTTGTATACAAGCGTTTGTCCGTTGGTGGGTGATTGGGCAGCCACATCATGTAGCTCATCCATCTCATATCCGTTTTGAATCTTGACTTCAATAGTACCTTGATTAGCATGCTGGTACGTGACAATACCAACGTACACCAAGTGAATCGGTGCGTAAGGTTTAGTGCTTGTGTAAGTACCCGCAGTAGTTCCGCTGAGATACAACTGAGTGCCATTAGCAAAAGCAGAGGTATCAAGACCGCTTACCACACCAATAACAACTACATAACCGTTTTGGTTAGTTGGAATGTCGGCTTGAATAACACCGTAAGTCTGTGCTGATGTAGCGTCTGCATTAGCCAATGCTTTAGATACAAGAGCTTTGTTGCTTGACGCTCCGCTAACATATACAACAGTACCCTTGGTAAGTGTTGCGCCAGTCTCATTACGAACTTGGCTAATCAATGTAGCAGTGTTAAGAGCTGTTCCTACAGACAGGTCTCTTGTAGTACCTGTAGGACTAATCACAACACTACCGTCTACAGACGTCAATGTTTGAATTGCTGTGTCTGCTGTTGCACCTTGAGCCGCAGTAGCATACGCAGTACTGTTAGTAGTAGCCGCAGTACCAAGACCAAGGTTAGCCCTTGCGGTAGTTGCATCAGCTAAGTCAGAAAGATTGTTTGCTCTAAAAGCATATGTTGTGTCTGCACCTGTACCAGTAACACCAAGGTTAGATCGAGCACCTGAAGCATCACTTGCTCCTGTACCACCGTCAGCAACTGCCAAGTCAGTAATACCTGTGATAGATCCACCAGTAACAGTAACGCTATTAGAGTTCTGTACAGACATTGTACCAAGACCAGAAATATCTGTGTTGGCTAATACGACATTACCTGTACGACCAGCTACGGATGTAACCAAATTAGTCTGGTCAATCTTCTGCCAGAATGCACCGTTAAAGATAGCCCAGTCACCGATAACCCAGTCAGTAACACCATCAAGGTTAGTACTACCTGAAGTAGATACAACATAGTATCCACCAGTAGTTCCTGTACCAGACGTCAGTGTAGGCGTGTTAGTAGATGCGTTCCATGTACCCAGATAAACAAGACCACCAGTAAGACTCACCCAAGTAGTATCATAGTTTGTGCTACTTAGTTTAGCTAATACTTGTCCAACTGTACCGCCTGTAGCAATACCCGGAGTATTAACCCATGAAATTCCTGTGTACACCTTCATCAAGCTGGTTGTTGAATTGAAGTACATTGCACCAGTAATCAATGCGTTACCGTCATTGTCTACTGTTGGATCTGCCGTCTTAGCACCAAGATAACGATCATCAAAGGAGTCGTATGAGGCTGCAGCAGAAGCAGCACTTGCAGCTGCATCAGATGCTTGTGTTGTAGCAATACCCGCTTGGGTAGTTGCCGTTGTTGCACTAGTAGACGCACTAGTAGCAGATCCTGCGGCAGATGTTGCAGAGTTAGCCGCATTGTTAGCTGATGTGTTAGCGGCAGTCGCACTGTTAGATGCATTAGTCGCCTGTGTAGTGGCAATACCCGCCTGAGTAGTTGCTGTAGCCGCACTAGCCGCAGAAGCAGTGGCACTGTTAGCAGATGCCGTTGCACTATTTGCTGAGTTAGTTGCTTGTGTTGTTGCTATACCAGCTTGTGTAGTCGCATTAGCGGCACTTGCGGCAGAAGCCGTTGCACTGTTAGCTGAATTAGTCGCTGAAGTAGAAGCACTTGTTGCACTGTTTGTAGCAGATGTTGCTGAGGCAGTAGCAGATGTTGCACTGTTAGCCGCACTTGTAGCACTAGCAGTTGCACTTGTAGCACTGTTAGTTGCAGAGGTAGCTGAGGCAGTTGCAGATGTCGCTGAGTTAGCGGCACTAGTAGCACTGTTAGCCGCATTAGTTGCAGAAGTACCAGCAGATGTCGCTGAGTTAGCCGCATTAGTTGCGCTTGTAGCCGCAGCTGCTTGACTTGCAGCCGCTTCTTCAG